TTATGAAGTATCGTCACGAAAAAAATGATGGTCTAGATCGTGATCCTGACGAAACTGTAGTAGAGAATGAATAAATTTGAAGGTATTTTAAATAACATAATTCCGGAAGAGAAGCACCCTAATGACAGGGTGCTTCTCATTGACGGCTTAAATATATTTTTAAGAGCATTCGCTGTAAATGGTTCTTTAAATGAAAAAGGAGTACCCGTAGGGGGTATTACAGGTTTTATGAGATCTTTAGCATTTGCTATTAGAGAAATGGAACCTACTAGGGTAATTGTTACATATGATGGTGCTGGTGGTAGTAAACGAAGAAGAAAAATTAACCCTAATTATAAGGCAAATCGTACCCCAAAACGAGTAACTAAATTTGATACTTTTAATTCATTAGAAGATGAAAAAGAAGCAATGAAAATCCAATTTAGACGATTACTTAGTTACCTTGAGTTACTTCCAATTGATGTTTATAGTGTAGATAACGTTGAGGCAGATGATGTAATTGCTTATTTAGCACAAAATGTGTTAGAAAATGAAGTCATTATCATGTCTGCTGACCAGGATTTTTTACAATTAGTAAATGATAGGATTGTAGTTTGGTCACCTAATAAGAAAAAATACTATACAGAAGAACAAATATTTAATGAGTATGGAATACCTGCTCATAATTTTTTAATGTATAAATGTTTAATGGGTGATAAATCAGATAATCTTGAAGGTATTAAGGGGTTAGGTCCTAAAAAAGTAGCAAAAGTAATACCTGAAATTGTTGGAAGAGAAATAAATCTTGATTATCTTGTACATTATGCATCTACACAAGATAGTTTAATGCATAAACGAATTGTAGAAAACAAAATAAATTTAGAAACCAACGAAAAAATGATGTCCCTTAAAGACCCTTTAATGTCAGGACAGATTAAAATCCAAATTAATGATTTACATTCTCGCCCAATAAATTTGCTCCACCGAAATGATTTTATTATGTTATATAATGAAGATTACATGGGAAATAATTTACAAAATCCAGATATCTGGTTAAAAGAACATTTCCTTAAGTTAAATAATCTTGCAAAATTAACTCATGAGTAAATTAGAACAATACGGACATAATTTTCAAATTAAAACTCTTTCGGTATTAGTTAAGGATAAAGAATTTCTCCAACAAGTTGCAGATATTGTTTCACCTGATTTTTTTGATAATGAAGCTAATAAGTGGATTATATCAAAAACTCTTGAATATTTTAATGAATTTAGGACTACTCCTACAATGGAGGTATTTAAAGTCGAAGTTGAAAATATTAAAAATGAAATCCAACAGGTTGCTGTAAAAGAACAGCTTAAAGAAACTTTTAAATCTACTAAATCTCCAGATTTAGATTATGTTAAAAATACTTTTCTTGATTTTTGTCGAAACCAAACACTCAAATCTGCTCTTCTTTCTTCAGTTGATCTACTAGAAATAGGAAATTATGAAGATATCCGTAGACTTATTGATAATGCACTCAAAGCAGGTATAGAAAAAAATCTTGGTCATGATTATATGGATGAGATTGAAGCTAGATATCAAGAAGAAGCTCGAAATACTATTGAAACCCCATGGAATGAAATTAACGGTTTATTAAGTGGTGGCCTTGGGACTGGTG